GCCGGGTATATCGGATCGTCGGCTAAGCTCAGCCGAGACGTCTGCCGAGCGCTGCGCCGCGCCCGGCAGCGGCTCCGCCGGCGGCGGAGATGACGATCCCTCGGCGAGGGATTTCTCGGGTGTCCCACCGGCCAGGCGCTTGGCCTTCACACCCGCGAAGCTCGACCCCTCACCCTCCAGCGTTGCCGCCCTGCCGGTGAACTCCTGCCAGCGGCTGACGATCACGTCGACGTACTTCGGATCGAGTTCCATCAGGCGCGCGGCCCGGCCGGCGCGCTCGCAGGCGATCAGCGTCGTCCCCGAGCCGCCGAAGAGGTCGAGCACGATATCCCGTGACTTCGACGAGTTGCGGATCGCGCGCTCGACCAGCTCCACCGGCTTCATCGTCGGATGGAGGTCGTTGGCGCGAGGCTTGTCGTGGTGCCAGACGTCGCCCTGGTCCCGGGCGCCGCACCAGAAGTGCTCCGAGCCCGCCTTCCAACCATACAGGATCGGCTCGTACTGCCGCTGGTAGTCCGCGCGACCGAGGGTGAAGGTGTTCTTCGCCCAGATGACGAAGGTCGACCACTTGCCACCGGCATCGAGCCAGGCGCGCTGGAGCGTATGGAGCTCGGACGAGCTCATGCAGACGTAACAGGCGCCCTTGGTGACCGTGAGCAGGTTGGTGCAGGCTGCTTCGAGGAACTTGGCGAAGGCGTCGCCCAGCGCGTCATTGAGAATCCGACGTCCCTTGCCAGGCGACTTCGCGCCTCCCTGGCCGCCGTAGTCCACGTTGTAGGGCGGGTCGGTGAATGCCATGTCAGCACGCACGCCGCCCATCAGACGCTCGACGGCGGCCAAGGCTGTGGCGTCGCCGCATAGGACACGATGGTCGCCGAGGATCCACAGGTCCCCGGAACGCGAGGTGCTTTCGTCCGGCAGGGCGGGTGCGTCGTCCGGGTCGGTAAGACCTTCGAGCGAATCCCCTGACAGCAGCTGGGACAACTGATCGGCGTCGAAACCGGTCAGGTCGAGATCAAACCCGTCGAGCTTCAGATCCCCGAACTCGAGCTTGAGCAGTTCGTCATCCCACTCGGCGTTCTCGTGGGAGCGATTGTCCATCAGGCGGTAGGCGCGTGCCTGCGCTTGGGTAAGACCCTCGGCGACATGGACCGGCACGTTCGTCAGGCCCAGGGCCTTCGCGGCCTCGAGCCGGGTGTGACCGACGATGACGACCATGTTCTCATCGACAACAATCGGCTGCCGGAAGCCGAACTCGGCGATCGAGGCCTTCACCGCCTCGATTGCCTTGGCGTTGTTCCGCGGGTTCCGCGCATAGGGCACCAGCCGCTCGACCGGGATATCGGTGACGAGCATCGAAACCTCATGACCGGATTAGGGAAGGGGAAACGTTGCGGCGCAGAATCGCCTGATATGCGCGGGCGGCGGTTTGACTCCGCCGCCCGTTTGGCGGTTAGATAGCTGGTGCCTTGCCGTTTCTGTGCAGGCGTTCACTTCGACGAATTGTTTGGGGCGAAGGCCCGAAGGTTTTCCGCTTGCGTTTGCAGGCATTGTTCTTGCCCATCGTGTCGACGAAAGAAGCCGACCCACTGAGGTCGGCTTTTCCTTTTCTGGGCCGGCAACGGCCGGCGTCGCGCCCGGAAAATCCAGGGAATCCGCCGATCATTTCCAAAACAAAATGGAAAAATGAGACGAGAAAAAACACGCGAAAACCGGGCGGCGGCGCCAGCGCAACCCAAGCGTGAGAAATGGGGCTCCTAGCCCGCCCCACCCCTCACTTTTGAATTCCGATGGAGAACGGCAACGCCATCAGACGTTGTGCCTCCTGCAGCACCTTTCCGTGGTGCGCTTCCCATGCGGCCAGCGCCTCGTCGCGCAGCATCTCGACCGGCACCGCCGGTCCCCAGAGCTGCTCGATCGGGAAGCGTGCCTTGCTCGTCCGCTTGAACACGTTGCCGCCGAAGCGGCCAACGACGAATGCGGACCGAAAGGTTTGCGCCCGTCCCCAGACCTTGGCGCGGACGCCGTAGGAGAACTGCTTCGCCCCGAATACCGAGAGCGGCAGGTGCCGGCCGGTACCGACAATCCGCGTCTCGAGCGTTGACCGCGTCGAGGCCCTGAACTTCATCGCCGCGGTAACGGCTCCGCGCGGGATCGACGACTGCTCAGCGAGCGCACGACGGTGCGCGGTGAAGGCTTTGCGGCCCTCTTTGTTCAGGGCCAGCGAGAAGGCCTGCCTGGCCGAGCCCTCGCCAATACGGAAGCAGGCCGCTTCGAACTTGATGCGCACATCGTCCGGCTCTGTGAGGACAATGCGCAACGCCCACGCCTCCGAAATGCAAATGCCCGAGCCTTAGCTCCGGGCACAGTTCCGAGATTGGAATATCGGAACATCTAGACGCGTTGCTGAATCTCGTCAACAACAAAATTCGCTCACCAAGAGTATTTTGACCTTGTGAGTGTCCGTACTCCGAAGTTGTTTCTTCGTTGCTTTCGCCTACCGAGTTGGTCTTCGAACTCGCATTGGCGAGGCGCGCGAGATGACCACGGGTGATCTGGTTTGTTGAAGCCACGGCGTGGCGTCGGCGCAGGCGCTGGTATTGTCACCGCAGGCCAAAAATTGCGTGGCGATGACCCCGCGTTTCTGCGTTTTTGTCATGGCCGCTCCCTTTAGTCGCGTTCCTACCCCAGTGGACCTACTTCAAGGGTTACCTTGTTGATACCGCCGGTGAATTGCGTGTCCGGGCCGATCCCGATCCCCTCGGCAACCGGCGTCTGGTTGTCAACTCCAACGTCTGCAGTTTCGTCGGCCGCGAAGATGTTGGGTTGGGTCTTCTCGATGCGAGCCTCGGCGACTGGCTCGCCGTTTACGATGAGCGTTGCAGTCCCACCCTTGCCGGCTCCGCCACCGTCATAGGCGAAGTCGAGCGTTACCGTTGCCGGACCGCTCGGCAGCGCTTCAGGTGATTCCACCGTGTAACGCGCCAGTCCGAGGAAGTTGTAGGTATACGCTGGCTTGCCATCCTTCATGTAGAGCGACCAGCCACCGAAGCGGCCGCCCTGGGAGAGGATGGCCCCGTTCGCGCCACCGGCCGGGATCTCTAGCTCTGCGGTGATCTTGCTCGACCGGTTCTTGACGTTCATGAACGTGTTTTCGAGCATGCCCTGCATGCCGGGGTACAAGGTGAGCGATGTGCGGTCACCCAGTAGATCGGGCCGTCCCGCGAGGGCGGGGTTCATGCGCTCAATGGTGCGGTCGTCGATCGGAAGGACGTGATACTTCTTCGCTTCCTCCATGAAGATCGCTTGCATCTCGGCAAGCTTCTCCGGCTGTTCGGCCGCAAGATTCTTTGAAAGACTGAAATCGGTCCTGACGTCGTAGAGGTCCCAGGTGTCGGACGACAGTGGTTTCTGCTGGCCGGTTTGCCACGGGGCGCGATGGATGGTTCGCGCAAGCCAGCCATCGTGATAGACGGCGCGATTGCCGAACATTTCGAAGTACTGTGTGGTGTGCTGCTCCGCCGCGTCGGCATCGTTGAACGCGTAGAGCAGGCTCGTCCCTTCGATCGGGGTCTGCAGCGTGCCGTTGACGCTGGTCGGTTCCGGCAGCCCGGCCGCCTCCAGGATCGTCGGTGCGATGTCGATGACATGCCCGAACTGGCTGCGAAGCCCACCCGGCTCCTCGATGCCGGCCGGCCAATGGATGACCATGCCGTTGCGCGTGCCGCCAAAATCGGACGCCACCTGCTTGGTCCAGGCAAATGGTGCGTCGAAGGCGACCGCCCAACCGGCGGCCATGTGGGGGAAGGTTTGCGGTCCGCCCCATTCGTCGATCAGCGGGATCAGGTCCTCGACCTTTTCGGCCACGCCGTTGAAGTAGGTCATCTCGTTGTACATGCCGACGAAGCCACCCTCGGCACTCGTGCCGTTGTCGCCGGCGATATAGATGAACAGCGTGTTGTCCATCTCGCCGATGTCCTCGAGCGCCTGCACAAATCGTCCGATCTCATGATCGGTTTGCTCGAGGAAGCCGGCAAACACCTCGGCCTGACGGGCAAAGAGGCGGCGATGGTCCTCCGGCAACGAGGCCCAGTCCGCGATGTCGTCAGACCTCTCCGCCAACTGGGTCGTTGCCGGGATCACGCCGAGAGCCTTCTGTCGCGCCACCGTCTCGGTCCGGACCTCGTCCCAGCCCTTGTCGAACTGGCCCTTGTATTTGTCGGCCCATTCCTTCGGAACATGATGCGGCGCATGAACCGCGCCGGTCGCGTAGTAGATGAAGAACGGCCGGTCCGGCGTCATCGACTGCTGGGCCTTCACCCAATTGATCGCCTGGTTCGTCATGTCGACCGTGAAGTGGTAGTTCTCCATTTTGGGCGGATCGACTTTGACGACCCCGTCATAGATGAGCGGATACCACTGGTCGGTTTCCCCGCCGATGAACCCATAGAACTTGTCGAAGCCCTGGTGCGTCGGCCAGCGGTCGAACGGGCCGGAGACACTAGTTTCCCAAGGTGCCGTCTCATGCCATTTGCCGAAGGCGCCGGTGCTATAACCATTGAGACGCAGCATCTCGGCAAGTGGCGCAACGCTATTCGGAATTTGCCCGGTGTTGCCCGGGAATGCGGTCGAACTCTCCATGATCGAGCCGGTATTGGTGGTGTGATGGTTACGACCCGTCTTAAGCGCGTTGCGCGTCGGCGAGCAGAGCGCGGTGGTGTGGAAGTTGTTGAACCGCAGCCCGGTCTCGGCCATCTCATCCATCGTCGGCGTACGGATCGGACCACCGAATGTGCTGGGGCCCCCAAATCCGATGTCGTCGATCAGCACGATAACCACGTTAGGCGCTCGATCCGGCGCTTTCACCTCGAATCGAGGCGGCGCCTCGACATCGCGGGCGTCAAGTTCGCTGTAGGTCGGTCGTGGCGGCTCCGCGATGGGCAGGACGGTGCGATCGATCTGCTCCTGTGCAGAAACCTGCACGACCGAAAACAGGCCGCCAAGGAGTGTCGCGGCCAGCAGCGTTGGCTTGTGTGTGCTTGTCACGAGTTGGTCCTCCCAAGTGCCGACCGCAGCGCCCAACGGCAGCATCCGTAAACTTGTCGCAACGGCCTGTGTGATGCCGGAAGCCAGTGCACGTCTATCCCAATCCTGCAAAAGACCAATGACACCGCCCAGCCGTCGTGACTGCTTCTCGGTCGTGGATTGGTCCCGTCGGCGGGTGAACGACCAACGTGCCGCGAGGCACGGCCTAGTTCGACCCACCAGCCTCCTGTAGCTGGTCGAGCACCTGGTCGAGCGAGAAGCTGCCGGCCTCCTGGCGCGGCGGGTATTCCACATAGGTCTGCAGGTGCTCGCCGACATAGGCCTGCGCGGGGACGAGCACGAAGGCGTGCTCGGCGCGCCAGCGCTCATATGCGCCAGCTTCCCCTTCCGCGCGCTCAAACGGGTCGGCCCGGAGGTCGATGAGCTTCGGGAAGCGCAGCGGCACGAGCGGATCCTGCCACACGTCGAAGCCTTCGGAGCGTTGCTCGAGGAAGACGATTTTCCACCGGTCGTAGCGAAGCCCGGCAAGATCGCCATCGTCGGTCCAGTAGAAGAACTCCTGGCGCGCACCCGGTCCTGTCCCGGCGAGCACGTCATGAAGATCATATCCGTCGAGATGCACCCTGAAGGTCTTTCCGGCTGCGTCGTAGCCGGTGAGGAGCTTCTCCTTGACGTCCGGCTCGCCGGCGGCACCAACGAGGGTCGGTACGAAGTCCTCGTGGGACGTGATGTCGTTGATCTCGGTTCCCGGCTGGATGACGCCAGGCCAGCGCATGACCAGCGGGGCGCGATAGCCGCCTTCCCAGTTGGTGTTCTTCTCGCCCTTGAACGGTGTTGTGCCGCCGTCCGGCCACGAGAAGGTCTCGGCGCCGTTGTCGGTGGTCCAGACGACGATGGTGTTGTCGGCAATGCCGAGATCGTCGAGCCTCTGCAGGATCTGGCCCACCATGCCATCGAACTCGGTCATCCCGTCGGCGACGAGTCCTAGCCCGGTCTTGCCCTCGGATTCCGGCCTGAGGAACGTGTAGATGTGCATTCGGGTGGAGTTGAACCAGAGGAAGAACGGCTTTTCTTCTTCATGTGCCCGGTCAATGAAATCGAGCGAGGCATTCAGAACCTCCTCGTCGATCGTTTCCATGCGCTTCTTGGTGAGCGGCCCGGTGTCGACGATGACCTGCTTGCCGACCTTGCCGAAGCGCGGGTCGACTGTCGGATCGTCGATGTCGGTTGCCGTCGACTTGATCACGCCGCGTGGACCGAACCTTGCGAGGAAGTCCGGGTTCTTCGGGTAGTCAGGATGCTCGGGCTCGTCCTGAGCGTTGAGGTGGTAAAGGTTGCCGAAGAACTCGTCGAAGCCATGCACCGTCGGCAGATGCTCGTTGCGGTCGCCGAGGTGGTTCTTGCCGAATTGCCCGGTTACGTAGCCGGCCGGCTTGAGCAACTCGGCGAGCGTCGGATCGAGGGCCGACAGGCCTTCTTTGGCGCCCGGCAGACCCACCTTGAGCAGGCCCGTGCGGAAACCGGATTGCCCGGTGATGAAGGCGGCACGACCGGCCGTGCAGGATTGCTGGGAATAGTGGTCGGTGAAGATGGCACCCTCGGCGGCGATGCGGTCGATGTTCGGCGTCCGATAGCCCATCATGCCGCGGTTGTAGGCGCTGACGTTCCAGTAGCCGATGTCGTCGCCGAAGATGACGACGATGTTGGGCGGCGTGCCGGCTGGCGCGGGCTGATCTTGGGCGTCGGCGTCTGCCGGAGGTCCGAGGCAAATGAGTGCCAGGGCTCCAAGCAACAACACTGATCGGCAGATGCCATAAGTTCGACAAGCGCCGGATTCCGGCGTCCCGTCTGCGAGGTCTTTCCGCATCTCAGTACTCTCCCGCGTCGTCCGCTTACTGCGCATCGCCGGGCGAGCCCGTCCCTGACTTGCGCTACCTTCGCCGTCGAGTTCTTGCCGCCGCCGAAGACGCCCCCACCAGACGTTACGCTTGCCCCCAGATTGGTCTATCCCATTCCTGCAAAATCCCCTGTAGGTTATGCGTATGCTACCGGAGCGAACATGCCGTGACGCTTGAGCCGCAATCGCGACTTCAGGCCTTCGAGGGCCGCTTCGACGATATCGACGCGCTTGCTGCAGGCGCCCGCGAGTGGGACCAGGAATACGAGCAGATCGGGCGGGGGCGTTTTCAGGGACGCCTGACCCAACTGCTGATGGATCACCTCCAATTGGGCCGCGAGAGTTGGTCGCCGGGCGTGCTCCAGCGCGGCGCGGCGCCGGCTGGCACATGGGTCTTCGGCCTGCCGCTCCATGCCGGCGGCTCGCTCCATGTGCGCAGGAGGCCGGCACCGCCCGGCGAGTTGATTGCGGCAACCCATCGTGACGACATCGGTTTCTCCGCAACGGGACCGACTGACCTAATGATCGTCGTGATGCCTGTGCCAATGATCGACCGCTGGCTGCAGACTCGCCGCGGTATCGACGGGTTCGATGTCGACCTCCCCTCGCCGCATTGGCAGGTCGCTCCGGAGGAGATGACACGTCGCGCGCAGGCGCTCGCCGGCCTCCTCGAGACGCTGGTCACGCAGCCCGGCGATTTCGCGCCGGGGCGCCGCTTGTGGCAGGTCGAGGCCGAGATTTTCGATGTTATCCTCGACATGATTCCTTCAGCCGAGGTCATCGAACCACTGCACAGCCGCGCCCGTATCGCGCGAGCCGTGCTCGCAATTCTGCACGAGCGACTCGACGATCCGCCGACGATTTCAGGGCTATGCGAGGCCGTCGGTGCGAAGGAACGGACACTGCATCTTAGCTGCGTCGAAGCCTTCGGACGGCCACCCGGAATGTTGCTCGCCGAACTGCGTCTGAACGCCGCCCATCGAGCGCTTCTTCACCCCGATAATGACACGACCGTTGCCGCAGTAGCCGCGTTCTATGGGTTTGCTCATTTTGGGCGTTTCTCATCTATGTACCGTCGCCAATTCGCGGAGCTTCCGTCGACCACGCTATCCGGGGCGCGCGGCTGATAAAGAAGATTCTCCGATCGGTCTCAGTCGCCTCTTCCGCTTGTGGCGCAATTTTGGGACATGGGCGCTGCGCTTTGCAGCGAGGAGTTCCTGCAAACTTAAACGATGTCGTCGGAGGGCCGAGATGATCGTCGCCCCTCGGATGCACACTCGAGTGCCCTTCACTGCCGATCCAATCTGAACACGCGCACGAGCGCATTGAGTGCCACGCGCAGACTGCCCAGATCCTCCGCCACCCACACCGTCGTGTCCTCGTCCACGCAGATAACCCGGTAGACCAGGATCACGGGGCGACGTCCGGGCGAGCACCGGTGATCCCGGTCGCACTGGTCGAGAGCGTCGGTCGCGGCATCGAACCTCCGGCGGAGGCGCTCAACGAGCACCCTATCGGGCTCGACCGAGGATCCGCCGAAGATACCACCGCTGACCAGCAAACCGGCGACCGACCGTGGTGCCGGCAGCGGCAGGCCCATCACCATGTGATGCCGGCGATAGAGCTCCCCGAATTCGCGACCGGCCTCGTACTGGGCGGTGGTGATCATGCCCTGCCAGGCGAGACGCCCGAATGCCGTGCCGAGCCGTTCGTCCTTGGCCTGCTTTGCCGTGACGCCATAGTGGCGCTGCCGCGCTTCGATCGCCGTTTCCATGATGTCCTTCTCCGTCTCCGCGCGGGTGCGTTTGCCGCAGGGGTAGCGCTTGCCGGCTTTCCGTTTGCGACCGCGGACCGTCATGCCGACCTCCGCTGTTCGATGCGCTTACCGTAGAGCTTCTCGCCGAGCTGTTTGACCAGCTCACGCTCGGGCCAGGTGAGGCGGTGGTCCTCGACGTTGACGGCGAGCAGGCCCTGCTCGACCCACCCGTCGCGCTTGATGTCTTCGGGGGAGCGGCGGTTGCCGCCATAGCCGTGGGGGAGCCATTTCATTGCGTCACCTCCGGCAGGAGCGCGGCGTAGCCAATGACGTCGACGATGCTGTCGCGGTGGGCGGGATCGTGCGCCAGACGGGCCAACTTCAGGTCGATCATGCAGAGCATGACCTCGGCCGGCGTCACGGGATGGCCGAGAGTGACCGACCAGCGCGCTGCGACCGTTGCCATGGATGCGGCCGGGTCGCCGTAGGTGACGCGACGGTCAGCAATGACCGCGGCCGCTTGCTCGAGGATCGCGGTCATCGCGTGCCTCCCCGGGTCTCGATCGCCCAGAGCAGGATGGCGATGGCGTCGGCCTCGTTGTCGTCGACCGGGCTGAACCCACGCTGGCGGACGGCGGCGATCACGGCTGGCTTGTCGGCGTTGCCCTTCCCAGCGATGAACCGCTTGATGGTGCCGACCGGGACGCCCTGGTAAGCGACCGCGTGTTCCTCGCACCAGGCTGTGAGGCCGGCGAGGAAGCCGCCATAGGCGTGGGCGGCGTCGACGCCGACGTGCCGGCGCACTTCTTCGAAGTAGACGGCCTCGACGTCACCGGCGAGGCGGTGGGTCTCATCGAGCCAGCGCTCGAAGCGGAGGTAGCGCATGCCGCCGCCCTCGAAGCGGTGCGGTTTGAAGTCGGCGGTGCCACTAAGGATGCGTCCGCGGAGACTGCGGAGTGCCCAACCGGTGGTGATACCGAGGTCGAGGGCGAGAATGGCGGCGCCACCCGAGGCCTCAAGCGGCTCGGGCATGACGACACGCGGCGGCTCGTTGGCCACCGCGGCGGGCAGGACAGCGGAAGGGATATTCATCACGAAGGCTCACGTGGGCCTTCGGCTTTGGTCGATGTGGATTCTAGAGATCGATTTCGCGAGGGCAATCGAAAACGAACAGAGGACGTTTTTTTGGGCGGTCTGCCGAGGGTGCTCGACGGTCAAACCTGCGACGTCCTCGTCGCGGCCAGCAGTCTCCACCCCTCGGACGGCGATCTTCACAAGACATGACGGAACAGTTCAAATTGCGTTTGGGCGGCCGCGAGGAATCAGAGCGTCGACCGCCGGCGGGGGCCTGAACATCCAATGTACGCGACCGGGGAACGGGCTGACGCATGATCCGCCAAAGCAAGGAGCAGGCTGATCCCGAGATCGTGGCGATCAGGGCGCTGGCCTTCATCGCCGAAGATCCGGACCGACTCGAGCGCTTCCTGCTGCTCACGGGGACTCGACTAGAGACCCTCCGCAGCGAGGCGGGGACACCAGGCTTCCTCAGCGGCGTCCTTCAGCAGGTGGTTGGCTGGGAGCCGTGGCTTCTCGAATTTGCCGCCTGCACCGAAATGGCGCCGGCGGACGTCGTTCGCGCCGCCGACCAACTCGCCGAGGGCATGTGACCACCCCGCTCCCGAACTCGGCTGACAGCTTCCCTCGGGCTCGTCCGGTCGTGGTCACTACCTTGGTCCGGTCCGGAGATGAGGTGGTGACCAGACTTTTCTCTTTCCGATCAATTAGATAGGCGCTTTGGTCACCACCTTTCGTGGTCACCACCTTCTCGCATACATATTCCATAGGAGAAGGTCATGGCCTGACCGCCTTCCACATTTCCCACGCATATGTTTGAAACAGGTGGTGACCAGAGTGCAGGTGGTGACCACGTTGAAATCATTGAGCTATTTTGGTCACCACCTTGCTCGGCAGGTGGTGACCAGAGGGGCAAGGTGGTGACCAGAGGCCAGCGCGACAACGAAAAGGGCGCCCCGGAGGCGCCCTCGACCTTGCTTGCCGTGTTTCCGTGAACGTCAGCGACGGTACCGCCACTCGCGGACCGAGCGCTGTCGTTCGCCTACCCTGGCCTGATACCTCCGCCAGTGATTTGCCTTCAGATACGCGCCGACACGCATCTGGTCACTCTTGTTCCAGCGGCCCGGCTCGATGCGGATCGCCTGCTCGAGGATTTCACCCACGGAGACGTCGGTGATCGGCGCCGACCGTTTGGTCTCTTCCTCGACCCAGTCGTCATAGCCATAACCGCGATTGACGCGGCGGGGCTC